GTGGTGACATTTTTCTATCATAGTTACCTCTTATTTTTTCTTCAATGCGTCTGCGCCAAAGAATGCTGATACCAATACTGCAATAGATGCAAAGTAAGTTGGTGCAATGTCAGCAATTAACTCTGCGGCTTTATCGTGTCCTGTCATAGACGTAATTGCAATCCCTAGTGGATAGACTAACAAACCAATCAAAGAGAACCATGCCATCTTACGAATGGCGTCCCTTTGTGCATCTGCATCTTCCATTTCTTTGCGTTTAAATTCTAAGTGAAGGTCCATCTCTTCTTTTGAGACATGCCCATCACCGTTAGTGTCTGCACCGTTAAGTGCATCTTTATCGATTGTCATAGTTTCTTTTTTTGTTTCTTCTGACATAATATTATCCTTTTCTCTCTATTGTAAATAATAAGGCTTTTTACATACTGTAATCCACCCCTTCTCTGGATGGTTTGTCTTACTGCATTCATATTCTGCATGTAATTCCCATCTCCAATTAGGTCCTTTTAACCACGGTTTCTCTTTTACTAGTTCTCTATATTCAGCAAGTTTTGCTTTGTGTTTCTCTACTACGAAACCAGAAACACAATCTGCCGCCGCATTCCAATCAAAACTGTCAAGTCTTTCTTGTGCGGGCAGAGAATAATCATAATCATGTGCAATCAAACATTCTTTAATCATGTCGTTATTGCTTTTCACTGCCGATGCAGAAACTTCTTCTACAAAGACAAACCACGCCACAGTGACTACTGCTATAATCATAATATAGAAAATTATCTTTTCTTTAATATTACCGTTCATCAGTATCATCCTTATCTTCTGTATATTGCATGTCTACCATTTTATCATGCAATATCTGTTGCGCTAAACCGTTTCTCAAAGCACTTCTATTCTGAGGTATTTCTACATCTTTGTACCAATCTTCATTGCCATAGAAATCTGCTTGAGGAATAGTTCTATTATTGTATTCATTAAATTCAATGTTGACACCCATCAGCGTTATAATTTCTGCTTGATTTACATCTGCATCAACCATCAACTCATCCATTTTATTTTCGATAGATTCCTGTATGCTATCTAATACAACTTCTTCTGCATCTTTTACACTATCATCTCCAGTGTCTACTTTTGTATCAGTTACCATTTGCTGAATACGTTCTCTGATAATCCTTTTAGATAACGAGTTGTATTCTGCTTCTTGCAATCCAGCGATTTGTACTGCACCACTTGATAGTGCAGGATTATCAAACAGAGGATTAACATTCACACCCATCTGTTCTTCAAGTGCAGAGATGCCATTACTTGACATTTCTGGCGAATTTCTTACTGAACCAAAACCACCTTGTTGTATTTGCAAAGTTGGTCCTGCGGTTGCAGATTGTATAGTCATATCATTCCCACCGAAATCGGCAGAAGAACCAAATGACTGTTCATTTGTAGTCGGAGTAAGTCCACTATCAGCGGCTGTCATACCCATCGAAGAACCTGAGTTGTCTGACATACCAGATGAAGATGAAGTTCCCGACATGCTAGTATCGCCACCAATCGATTGCACTTGACCAGTAGCAGAGATTGTTCCGCCAGTACCTTCGATACTATTACTCAACCCAGTTGGGTCACCAACTCCATTTGTCTGGTCATTACCTAAAATCCCTAAAGCACTCAAAGCACCGATGACTTCTCTTGGTGACATACTATCAAGGTCTAATTCGTTTGCTTCTTCAAGTGCAGTTGTAGCGTCTTCTGTAGGTGCGCTAGTTGTTTCTTCTATTGCAACTTGAACGTCTTCAGTCAGTTGAACAGGTTCTTCAATAACAACGGGTTCTTCAAACACTACAACAGGTTCTTCAATTGTAGGTGTTGTCTCTTGTTGTACAAACTGTTCGTCTAAATTTAAACCAGTACCATCGTCTTCTACTATGCCCGTTGCTTGTTGCTCTTCTTCTACAGTGACGCCAAAATTCTCTTCAACAAATGAAGGTTCTGGTTCAGTGTATTCAGCAATATCACTACCATCATTTGCTGGTACGCCATCGTCTATTTGTGTACCATCATCTACGGCAGTAGAACCACTCTGTCTTTCTTGCTCAAGCATTTGTAGTGTGTATGCTTCTTGGTACCCAGGACAACTTGCATCATATAAAGAATTCGCAGTACATTGTTGTAGTGTGTATGCTTCTTGGTAACCCGGGCATGCTTGGTCATACAATGCGTTTGTACTACACATAAAACTAAAGTATGCTTCTTGGTAACCAGGACATGATTGGTCGTTTAACGGATTACTACAATCAATTTTAACAGTTGCCAACTCACTAAAGAAATCTTTGAATACTGCATTTTCATCATAAGGCATACCAGCACCAGTCCACCAATCACATGACTGTGCCCCATTAGTGCCATACCAAATTTCAGATGTACCGCTTGGGCTTGTTGTGATTAGACAAAATTGGTCATTCGTATAATCCCCATCCTGATAATTGTTATCGGCAAAATACTGCCAATCGGTCAGGTTGTAATCACCGTACACGTTTAGCAGGTTCTCCTGATAGTAATCAATATCAGAACCGAAGTTGTAATTGTTCCAGTTTGCGTGTGCTATGCTAGAGAAGCAAGAACAGAAGAGCGCCAAGCCCCAAACCGCCAAGGAATGATTTTTCATTAACATCTAATGGTTCTCTTTTAGTAACTTTAGTTGGGTCTTCATTATTAGCAATTGCTTCTTTTACATCTTCAATATACTCTTGTCTCGCTTTATATTCATCAGCGTCAGGTCTTAGTTCAGGCATCAAAGCCCAAGCGGCACTTGCTTCTTCACCGATATCGCCCATGAATGGGCAGGGCGTACCTGCCATTTCCATTGCGCCAAAGACACGTTCATCCTGACACATCACGGAAACCGCGGCGACTTTCATACCCATATCATATAATGTTTTTGATAATTTCAAACGTTCACAATTCATATCTCTGACAGTAGTACCGCCAGCAATACCTAAAATTTGTGTCTGTACAGCACCAGAAATACCAGTAGTACATAAGTCAATATTGTTTGCACTTATGTTTGGTGCAATAGCACTTGGTGGAGGAGACTTAATTTCTTGCTCAATCTTTGAAGTGTTATTGTTATTATTGGTATTGTTATTTGTATTAGTGTTGTTGCTAGTGCTATCGACTGTAGTATTATTAGTATTGTTATTTGTATTTGTGTTTGTATTGTTTGAGGTAATATTACTAGTATTATTATTTGTATTATTATTCGTGTTTGTATTATTCGAAGTGCTGTTAATAGTAGCATTCGAAGTTTCATTCACGGTTGTATTGTTTGTGTTATTATTTGTATTTGTGTTGTTACTAGTAATATCACTTGTACTGGTGTTTACATTTGTGTTTGTATTGGTATTATTAGTACCACCAGATAGAATATTATTATTGGTGTTTGTAGTAGTTGATGTGCTAGTATTAACGTTGTTGTTATTATTCGTAGCATTGATGGTACTAGTGTTCGTATTGATGTTTGTATTTGTTGCATCAATCGTACTAGTGTTGGTGTTAGTATTTGTGTTGGTATTGGTATTGGTGCTAGTATTTACATTGGTATTTGTATTGTCTGTCGTACTATTCACAGTTGTAGTGTTAGTGTTAGTATTGTCGGTGACAATAGCATCCTGCGCTATAGCATTAGATGCAATAGCGATAACAGCCAATACCGCAATGGGTAGCAGTGATTTTGCTTTAAACATGTCTTTGTCCTATATGTCAGCACACACGATTGTATGCATATTGAATTATTCGAAATGGCAGTAACGAAAATAATTACAACTATTTATAAAAATAACCCTTGACAAATTGGTAAAAATAGCGTATATTTGTATCCTAACATAAAAGAAAGAGCAGATATGAGTAAAGTTTTGTTGTCAATTATGACATTCTTCATAGTAGTGTTTACTGGATTGGCGTTTAGTCAAGCGCAACCAATCACTGTAGAAGAAGATTTAGTACCTGAAGAATTGCAGTGTCTTGCACTGAACATATACTTCGAAGCAGGTATTGAGAGTAACGCAGGCAAGATGGCTGTAGCAAACGTTGTATTCAATCGGGTAGCAAGTTCGAAATTCCCAAACACTATTTGCGAAGTAGTTCATCAAGGTCCTACGAAAGCATCTTGGAAAGACCCCAATGTGCAAGTACCTATTCGAAACAAGTGTCAATTCTCTTGGTGGTGTGACGGAAAAGCAGACGACCCATATGAAGGTGTAACGTGGGATAAATCTAAGCAGATTGCAACTACACTATATACTTTGTGGAAAAAAGATGAATTAACCCTTGACATTACAGACGGAGCCGTGTATTATCATGCAGACTATGTAACACCATTCTGGGCAAAGTCTTTTGTGAAGACTGCGAAGATTGACACACATATTTTTTACAAATAGGAGAAGACATGACAGTTAGACTAATTTCGTATTCGCAAGTCCCAGAGGGCGATTTCATTGGGCTTGATAACGTACAAGAACTAATCGCATATTGTGCTAGGGTTTCGAATCCTGCAAATCAGATGAACAGTGAAACATCTGAAAAACTAATTAAGTATCTAATCAAACATGCACACTGGTCACCACTAGAAATGGTGTCTGCTTGTTTAGAGATTGATACTACCCGTGACATTGCACACCAGATTGTACGTCACCGTTCGTTTGCATTCCAAGAATTCTCACAACGATATGCTGACCCTGCATCAATGGGTGACCAGTTCGTTATCAGAGAAGCACGATTGCAAGATACTAAGAACCGTCAAAACTCTATCGATATTGATACGACAGACGCAACCCAACGTATTATTGCAGAGACTTGGGCAGAAGCACAACAAGAAGTTATTGACCTCGCAAAGCGAACATATGAATGGGCGATTGATAACGGTATTGCAAAAGAACAAGCACGGGCAGTTCTACCTGAAGGTAATACAAAGACACGTTTGTATATGAACGGTACACTTCGTTCTTGGGTTCATTATATTGAACTTCGTGGTGCTAACGGCACTCAAAAAGAACACATGGAAATCGCACATGCTTGTGCAAAAGTAATCGCAAGTATCTTTCCACTTGCAGAGGATTTATAATGTTTAACATTGAAATAGAAATACCTATGAAAAAAGAAGAATTTAATGTACGATTACATAAGTATGTAACACGATATGACATGGAATATGTCGATGCTATTATCAAACTATGTGAGGAGAACGACATTGACATTGAAGATGTTGGTCAACTACTTGATGATAGAACAAAGGTGATTGTTGAGAGTGAGTTTCGCAACATGAATATGTTACCGAAAATCAATCAACTACCTCTATGACCATGACTGGATACGAAGCATATTGTCAATATCTTGCGTTGAAAAACCATTTTACCCTTGACAACTATGATTATATCAAGTATAATGGTCGTACATCAGCAAAAGAGAGTACGTTTCTAAAAAGAAGAGACAAGTTTTTCTTTACTAAGTTGGGTAAGAAATTCCCTAACGATAAAGAAGGTCTCAAAAACTTTTTAGTGTCGAACTTTCTTGTTGATGAGAAAGTGTGGGTTGGAAGTCTGCTTGATGAGAAGCACTTTGAGACTTATTCGAAATGGCAAAAGAAAATACAGTCTTTGTCCTATATTATTAAGTCAGACTTTCAAAACATTCTTTCGCACATGGACGAGAATGATTTATCTTTTGATAAGTTGTTTGAAGTCCGAGAGAATGAACACCCTATTCTGTTGCAGTTATATCTTCAGAATGAAATCGAAATTGAAACATTGATTGCGATGGATAGGGTGTTCGAATTCTTAAAGCGTTGGGACAAAAAGGTAGATGATGATATTCTATACCCAGATGTTCGTAAACGAATTAAGAAGTACCAAGGTTTTGTGAACATCGATGTTCGCAAAGTTAAATCACAAATGAAGGAAATTTTTATATAATTCCCTTGACATTTGATTAAAAATGTTGTATATTTGTGGTGTATAAATAATGTGGTATATTATGAATGATGTGACACAAAACTATACAAAGCAATACAGCAATATAACTTAAATACGGAGAAACACAATTATGTCTTTTGCATCCCTTAAAAAGTCTTCTGGTAACTTCAAGCAACTCGCTGAAGCACTTGAGAAGCAATCATCCCCAAAAACATCTAACAACACTGAAGACCGCTTCTGGAAGCCTGAAGTAGATAAAGCAGGTAACGGTTACGCAGTCATTCGGTTCTTGCCAGCACCCGAAGGTGAAGACCTTCCGTGGGTTCGTGTATTCGACCACGGGTTTCAAGGTCCAGGTGGCTGGTACATTGAGAACTCGCTGACCACAGTTGGTAAGCAAGACCCTGTATCGGAATACAATTCTAAACTTTGGAATTCAGGCGTTGAAGCGAACAAAGAAATTGCTCGTAAGCAGAAACGTAGACTGAAGTACATTGCCAACATCGTAGTTGTCAGTGACCCAAAGCGTCCTGAGAATGAAGGTCAAGTGTTCTTGTATCAATTCGGTAAGAAAATCTTTGATAAGATTACTGAAGCAATGAACCCTGCATTTGAAGATGAGACACCTTTGAACCCATTCGATTTTTGGGAAGGTGCTAACTTCAAACTGAAAATTCGTCAGGTAGAAGGATATCGTAACTACGACAAGTCTGAGTTTGATAGTCAAACTGCACTATTGTCTGGTGACGATGATGCACTTGAAGGTCTATGGAAAACACAACACTCACTAGAAGAGTTTGTGAAGCCTGAGAACTTTAAGTCATACGATGAGTTGAAAGCCCGACTTGATAAAGTCTTGGGTGTATCAACCGCCGCTGGTATGAATGCCGCCGCAGAAGAACCTGCACAGCAATCTTTTCAACCAGCATTTAAGTCAGAACCTCAGAAAGCCACTGCTACTGCTACTGCCGCAGATGTAGCGACTTCTGACGATGATGACGATACATTGTCTTACTTTGCACAATTGGCAGAGGATGACTAAACAAGAATCCGCTAGTCACAGCGGTTATGACTGGGATACGTCAGGTATCAGGTAATGTGACAACTAGTAAGTAGAGTGAGAGGGGAGCAGAAATGCTTCCCTCTTTTTTTTACCAGCCAAATAAACTCCAACGTTGAGGAGTTTGTTGCGCCCTTGCTTGAGGCATTGCTGAATATGTTTCAGATGTTTGGTTAGCAATAGTTGTTTGTGAAGTAGCAATATTTGTTTCGCCACCGCCAGAACCTTGTAACGCTTCTAACTCTGCCGCAATTTGTTCTGCACTTCTGTTTTCGCTTGTAAGCATTTGGGGTGCTAAGTCTGGTGCCGCTTCTGCTTGAACTTCTGGGAATGGTACTTGCCCTGCTCCTGCAGGAAGTCCAGTAAGTTCACCCGATGCAATTCTTTCAGCAAATCTATCTGAGTAACCAGAACGTGTTGCTAAGTTTTGCATACGCATATCTCTACTTGCACCAGCACTCATATTTCTTGGGTCAATACCATATACACTTTCGTATACGTCACCCATCTGTGTAAAGTCTTGTCCACGTTGACGGTCTTCCATATATTGTGCCGCAATCTGTGCCGCAATCTCTGGGTCATTTGCAAGTTCTGGGTTATTAACAAGGTCGACACCAAGTTGTTCGCCCATTCTACGATAGTTATCTTCACCAGTCAATTGAATGATACCACGACCACGATAATCGTAACCACCTAGTTCAGGATACATTGCATCATAGAATGCTCTATCGTCACCCTTCAATTGGGTGAGTTGTTCATCTGAATATCCAGACGCTCTACGTCCCATTGCTTCACGGATTCTCTCGTTAGAAGTATTTCTATAAGAACCTTCTGCTTGAGGCACAAATCCGCTTTCGCCTTGTATCATGCCCATGATATTAGAAATCTCTTCGTCTTCAAACCCACGGTCTTGTAGTGCTTGATAAGTCATTGCTTGAGTTTCTTCAACTGTCGCATTACTACCAACTGGAGGTAGACCAGCACTCGCTCTTGCTTCTGCTAGTGATGCTTCTCTTTCACCACTTGACATTGCAAGAATTTGCTCTACTTCTTCGGGGTCTGAACCAAGTCCAACTAACCCTTTAGCACTATCCCACCAGCCACCGATAGTGTCAGTAATACCACTGAATGTATCACCAATCCAACTAACAGCATCACCCAGTGCGCTGAATGCGCCTTCAACCATACCACCAAGTGCATCGATTGGTCCGCTCAAAATCCCTTCGTATTCTGACAATCCGTCTGAGATAGTATTGTAAGCATCTCCCATGAAGTCTTTTGCTGAAGTGATAGTATTGTATACATTACTTCTGACTTGCGAAACTCTCTCTGAAATACCAAATGCTTCATCGACATATGTTAAAGACCCACCAACAGTTTCAGA